ATAACCAAGAAAGATTATATACCGGTAGGGAATCCGAGCGAGTACCAATTCCGTGGCGGCCGGTTCTACAGGAACGGGCAGGCGGTGGAGCTACAGGACGCCAGCCATTTCACGGACGTCTCGTTCACCGTTGGATATAACTGCCTGAAGGGTGAGTGGAAATCATATTTGTCCTACACCCCTGACTATTATATCGAGCACCAGCATTATTTCCAGTCTGGTAAGAATTACTCTAACGACGATCGTGAGATAGGATTATGGTCGCATGGTCTAACCAACCAATCTTATCAAGTATTCTACGGTAAGTTATATCCGTTCGTCATAGAGGTACCTGTCCGTGAGCAGTATGTGAATAAGATCCTCACGAACTACCAATATCGGATGGATGCCAGAAGGTATCAGGACGAGGTTAATTATCAGGTTAGAAGAACAACTGGATTTAATAAGGCATGGTTTTATAATGATACCAACAACAGTGGAGAGCTTAGGATGGTTATCGCCGACAAGAACGATATGAGCCAGCGGTTAAGGTATCCTGTAACCAATGACGATAGCCGTGAGATACTGGTGACGGAAGTGGATCAGAAGATCAACATCAACGACTACTTCAACGAGGTTAAGGACGATACTAATAACCTACCGGTATGGGTTAAGGACGTGAACGATATTGGCCGTGAGATCGACCCCAGGGCTGTCGATTATCACCGGAGGTGGCGCGATCGTCTCCGTGGCGATTGGTTCTTGGCTAGATTCGTGAACGACATCGAGAGCCGGTTCAAGATGATAGTTCATTGGTTCAGCAATGATGAGAAAGTTTATTAATTTATTAACATATGGAGGGGGGGGTATTTGCCGCCTCTTCCTTGTATATTAAAACGATATGGAAGATTTTATTGGTAAGTACAATGGAGGTCAAATAGACAGTAGACTTGATAAGGTCAAGGATATGGTTGGCGCCACGGCGTCCGGGGCTGGCGCTGCGGGATTGGTGCCGGCTCCGGCGAAGGGAGATGAGGGTAGGTTTCTTTGTGGAGATGGCACGTGGAAGGATGTGGTAGTCAAACCAGATTACACAGTGTTTGACATTGTTATGGAGATATCATCAAGTGGTAACCTATCTATATCTCAGGAAAATTATAATAAATTATTAGAGAAACTTCCAAGCAATGCTGTTAATATATTTCCAGTCAGAGATAATGGAGTATACATATCAAGTATTTTTGGTGGGTATAATGTTAATGATGATAATTCTATTTGGCTTTATATAAAACAGGATGCGGGAATATTACAGAACTCTTCTATACAAATCTCTATATATCAAAATTTAACTGTTGCTATAACTTCTGGTATGAATTATTTAATACCAGTAAATGATGGAATTGATGTATTTACAAATCTAACAAGTGGTCCTTCTGGGAGTAATACTAAGCAGTTAACAATATATACTACAGGTGATGGTACTAAATCTTTAATGGATGATGGCAAGTACCGCAAGCTGCCCGTGTACGGCAGGAACCTGTTGCTGGGATCAGGGAAGGAGGTTAGCAACTCGAATTACAATATCGCTAATTATTGGTTGGCGGAACAGATACCAGAGGGAACTCAAGTCACGTTGACTATATGGGGAGAATTAGGCGGGGATAAGACATATTTTCAAGTTTATGCTTCAGATGGTATAACAAATCAAAGGGTTACTCTTAAAAAAGAAGATTTTGTTAATGGAAGATGTAATGTTACTTGGAATTGGATAGCTGGTAGTTCAGATAACACGACGATAAGGATATATGCAGCTCCCGGAAATTATACTAGTGTTTCCACCATCCACAAGATCAAGCTCGAGTACGGCGACCTCTCCACTGAGTGGACCCCCGCTTGGGAGGACATCCCGGATATAGAGGAGCGGTACGCCTACGGTGTCGAGTGGGATATGGAATCGTCAAGCCCGGACGGGAAGCGTGTGGGGAATATGCAACTGCATAGGAAGTTGCCGGTGCAGAACGGGATGAGAGGAGTCGTGTTAGATAATAATGGAGGAGTATATTATTATCATAAACAAACGTCATGGAATATGACATTTGCGTCTAAAGATTATGCGTCAATGGTAGAGATTCCCGATCATTGGTATAAATTATATATAATTGGAACTAAATTTAGAATGATGTTATCTTCGATTCCATTGCCTGGATACAAGCATATAAGCAAATTCTATATAGGCTCAAGTGAGGCGCAAATGCTTAGATCTTTAGGGTTATTGATGTCGGATAAAACAAACTCCACTGATACAAGAGGCGGCGACAACACCGCCGACTGGGACGATACCTACCGTTCCTTGCTAGGCCGTCCCGTCACCAACCTCACCCGGGACCAATTCCGGCAAGCCGCGAGGAAAAGAGGCAGCGGATGGGAAATGTATACCTATAACGCCCACAAGATCCTGTTCTGGCTATTCGCCGTCGAGTACGCCACGCTGGACAGCCAGAAGCCTTTCAACGCCCAGAAGGACGCTAACGGTTTCGCCCAAGGTGGCTTAGGTCCGGGACTGACGCAAATGACGGATTGGGCGAACTTCAACAACACCAACCCACTTATCCCATGCGGCTATACCAACGAGTTCGGGAACGGCTCGGGAGAGAAGGCATATGTCGTGAAGAACGCTTCCGGCGGTACTCACGCCACGTTGATGGCTAACAGGTATCGTGGCATAGAGAATCCGTTTGGACACATATGGAAATACACTGACGGGGCCAATATACAGGTCACCACGGGCGATGCGGGATTATCCATATTATGGACTACCGATGACCCGTCGAATTTCAGCGACACCTCTTACACCGGCTATGACAAGAAGGGCAATATCTGCCGTACAAACGGTTATGCCAAGAAGATGTTGCTTGGGGAAGATGGCGATATAGTGACCACGGAGGTCGGCGGTAGCTCCTCTACCTACTGGTGCGACTACTATTACACCAACACATCGGCTAACCGCATGCAGGTGGTGCTGGTTGGCGGTGGCGCGGACTACGGGTCGGCTGCGGGCCTCGCTCACGTGGGTGCGGGTAGTGCGCCTTCCGGTGCGTCTCGTAACGTCGGTTCGCGCCTTTGCTTTTTCCCCGAATTTCGTAAAACGTCGGCGAGCCGCACGTCTCACGTCGAGGATTTTTTAGTAACTATTAAACGATAACATATGAAAAGAACATATAGCGACACAGTGCCTATCACTGTCGAGAAGGATGGTGACGGTTCCTACCTGTACCGGTGGGACGTTAGAGAGGAGACAAGGGAGATGGGTGACGATATGGCCCCCGTGATCTCCTATAGTTACAACGAGGTCAGGGTATGGCCAGCGTTGACGGCCAACAAGATATTGGAGGCCTGTATCGACGCCCTATGGGGTAGCGGTGTTGAGCAGAAGATGCTGAACGACTATAACGCCGCCAAGTTAGGCATACTTGACTCGTCTTACATCGAGTCCTATAAGGTATTTCTGAATGACAGGAAGTCATTGAAGGAGCGAGTGGACGGTGATTTTCTGGATTGGGAGAATGGCTAGTTGACACGCTAGCGCCCTCAATGGGGCGGGGTTTGGTCTTATGTTGATATCATGGGCGGGTATGTGATGTGGATCATGTTCCCGTCTCGTGTTTTAATATCCGTTTGATTGTGCGTATATTTGTGGAAAAACGTGATTTATGGCTAAGAAAAATAGACCGGAGAAGATTCCTTCATGGATAAAGGATTTGTATAAGGAAGATCTTGATCGTGTTGTAAGAGGTGAGCGTCCCATGTATTTTAGGGGTATGAATGATGGTCCTTTAAAGAACGTATCCCCGGAGTTTGATGTCCTTAGCGGAGGAGCCGCAGTTAAAGGTATGAATGGGATAAGAGGTGCGTTGTCTCCGTTGAATAATGGCATGGGTAATTATAATTTCAGCATTAGGGGTATAAATAAGAAGATAGGCGAGCTGGTTGATGAGGCGGGGTTATATTTGCCTGAGAAATTAAGACCTATATATCAGACTGTGGTGGACGCTATGTCGAGATCCAAAGATAAGGAGTTGGGTCATATCACGCAGCCGTTGGCCAACGCTCTGTACCCTGCGGACGAGCGGCGGAACCGGCGTCTGGACGGGGAGCATCCCGTTGGTTATGTGGATGCCATAGACGGTATCTGGCCTAGGGAGAAATACGGTCTTTGGGGAGAGAAGATAGAGGAGAAACAGGATGGAGGTGAGATTGACAAGGATAAACTTATAACCCTCATCAAGAGCAGCGATGCCAATTTCGCCAGGAGGTTAAGGGATGAGAAAAGGAAAACCATACCTGACTGGGAGGTCGATGGGAATGTCGCCACGCATAAGCTTGGCTACGCTGGCGTGGATGGTCGGTATGTGATATATCCTTCGGTCAGGGAGATAGATGGTGAGTTATACGACTTCACTGATCCTAAGAATAATAGGGGTGAGTGGGACGCTCTTGAAAGTGCCATCGCTGACGGCGACACTATTATGGTGGATTCTGAGCGGGAAGCGGAGTGGTTGACGGGTAATTATAAGAATTATTTCAAGAGTTTCGATGAGTATGCGGAGGGAGGTCCTGTAGAGGATATAGCCAGAAAAATGTACAGGTCGGATCTTGATCGCGTTATATCCGGTCAGTCCCCTCAATATTATGGGCAACTCAATGATAGGCCGCTGGAAGACGTCCATCCAGAATTTGATGTCCTTACTGGAGGTGTTCCTATGAGGTTGTCCCCGTCTTATAAGATGGGGTTGGTAGGTAAAGATGTATTTACCAATCCATGGGAGTCTAGCATCTATGGAAAGGTATTTGATAAGTTGGACGATTATGCCAGCATCCCTAATGAGATATTTACTAAATATCTTGGGAAGACATTGAGGGGTATAAGGAGAAGGATACCTGACGAGGAGGATAAGGAGAGGTTTGAAAGCGCGGCCAAGAAAGTAGCGGATAATATTCATAGGGATCTTGATTATTATATAGGGTTGATATCCACTACATTGGCCGATGATGAGAAAGACAAGAAAGAGGATGGTGGACCTGTAGATACTGATAAAGGATATGGGGAAGGCAAATATGTTGTTGATCCCGGTAGATCGGACAACAACAAGATGGTTGTGTATGATGAGATATGGGACTATCTGACAGAAAAGAAGGGAATACCACAAACGCAAGCGGTAGGCATCCTCGCCAACATCGCCGCCGAGTCCGGAGGGGACACCGAAGCCCTAGGAGCCGCCGGTGACTTTGGTATCCAGCAATGGCTTGGTCCGAGGAATAAAGAGCTACAGCGTAGGTATGGTAAGAAACCGACTTTGACACAGCAGTTGGATTATCTTGTGGATGAGTATCAAGGTCGTGTACCGGGGCTAGGCTGGAACTACATGAACCAAGGCAAGTTCTTTGATAAGGACGCTCAAGGCAATGTTTATAATTACTATATGTATTCGAAGGCTGATTTTGATAACGCCACGAATTATAAGGACGCTACCGTGGCATGGAATCAAGGATACGGAAGACCCCTTGGATCGACATTAAGAAACGAGAAGCGGTTTGAGTTCGCCGATATGTTCTCCAACAGATACGGTGTCCCGGAGAACGAGCCAATGAGATACGAGTTCGGGCAGCGGGATTCGGGCACGGGGGACGGAGGTCAGCAGCCTATCCCTGAGACGGTAGCCCCTGCCGATCCTTCTTTGGCTTCCCGCCCTTCCATGGATAGCTGGTGGGAGAAGGAAGGTCAAGACCTGTTATATAAGATGCTAGCTCAATCCGGCGCTAACAAGAAAGCTATAGAGGACATCGCTAATAATATTAAGAATGATCCTCAATCAGAGGCGCAGATAGCGGAGGCCGAGCGTATGCGTAAGGAACAGGCGAAAAGGCAGTTGGTGCTTAATATGATACCGGGGTTGATGCTGAATATAAAGGGTATGAGCAGAACCCAGAATTAATGCTATATTTGTGAAGTAATTAAACGTTTTTGATATGAAGAAGTTATTGTTTCTATTAGTTATGCTATTGGCGCCAATGGCGTTAATGGCTCAAGAGGTAATCCAGCCAGGGGGATCTATTACGATTGACTTGACTACTTTTACTGGAATTGCGGCTCTTATTACTATGTTAGCCACTCAATTGGCTAAGGTTGTGCCGTATATTGACACCCATAAATGGGCTAAGGTGGTTTCGGCTATAGTCATAGGTATGGTGGTCTGTGTATTAGTATGGGCTTTGAAAGTATCGCCATTGTTGATTGGTAGTGAATGGTGGGAGGCGCTATTATATGGAGCGGCCGCTGGCGCTTCGGGAGCTGGTCTATATGACTTAGTTAAGGCCATAGGATCATTATTCATAAAAAGAATTTAATTCTGTACCATAATAATAGCATTTGCTGAGAGACTCATCGTTGTGAAATGATGAGTCTCTATTTTTTTTAAACTATCTTTGTGTCAGAACGAAATTAATTTGATATGAGCAAGTATGTAATCAAGAGGAAGATACCTAAATATCAAGAGGCCGGGGAAGTCACCCCTATTATGCCCGGTAATGTTGTTGGTCTTCAGGGTATTGGAGTGGAGCCTTTGGTTTCGTCTACCCAGATAGGATTTGATATTCAGCAGCCTGATATTAATACCATTGATACAAGTGATTTGAGCGCTTTGGTTGACAGTAATAAGAAGGTTGATAAGTCTGGTAGTACGGATGTTTTTGATTTTACCACCATCCCTTACTATGGCGCTGATGATATAGGATCTAGGTTTACCCAGATGGGGCGTGGTATAGGGCGTATGAGAAGCGAGGGGTACGGTGATTTATCCACCGGGGCTAAGACGGCTAATGTCGTAGGTACTGTAATGTCAGGTATCGGCGGTGTCTTAGGGTTGGCAAGGAATATATTCTCAGGTATAGCGTCAGAGCAAGGCACTCGTACTAATATCAGGTTGGCTCAAGAGCGGGAGGCTAGGCAAAGAAGGCAATCCCAGATGCAGTATAAGGATGGTGGTGGTGTTTATCTAGGACCTAATAATAGGTTCGATAGCGGAAGCCTTACCGGTGAGTACCTGTATCCGTTACCTAAGTCGATGGAAGATCAAGCCAACGTAGAGGTCGAAAAGGGTGAGTACGTGACGCAGCCCGGAGAGGCGCCGATGGAGGCCATGGGGCAGAAGCACGCCGATGGTGGTACCCCCGTTTCCTTGGAGCAGGGGACTAAGGTTATTACCGATGACACCACCATAGAACCGGATTTCGCCAAATATATCAGGGATACGTATGGGATCAAGGCTACGCCAAAGGATACGTACGCCACGTTAATGGATAGGTATAAGGCTAAGATAGGTCTTAAATCAGCTTATGATGATCAGAAAAAGGCGCTGGAGAAGCTGAAGAAAAACGATAAGATAGATGACGAGAATACGAGGCGCTTAAACGCTTCCGTATTATCCAAGGCTATAAATGACAGTAACGAGACGGTTAATGGCTTAGAAGGAAGATTTACGGACTTCGCTAATGTCATATACAAGGAGCAGGAAGACCGGAAGATGAAGAAGGATGAGGATACGTATTTCGCCAAGGGAGGCGAGATAGATAATATCATATCCAGATCCATGAAAGAATATGGTCTTACAGAAGATGATGTAGCTGAGGCTAAGAAAGAGCTGCTTAAGAAAGTAGCTGGTATTCGTCAGAAGATGGAGAAAGGTGGTAGCTCTTTATTCGATTATCTCCTTACTTTCCGTCCTGTTGAGAACAAGTATAATAATAAGGATAATACGTTTGGGTATCAACGTCAAGGTCAGGACGGTTCTTATGGCGGCATTAATGCTGATGAGAGACTGGAATATTATAAGACATTCATGCCTTTGGCTTATGATGCTTATATGAGTGCGCCTAAGGCTACTGCCGCCAAAGCTCTTCAGGATGCTATATATAACACCACTGGTGGCTGGATGGGCTTGGCTACGGCGGAAAACCCGATCATCGCCAACGCGGAGGCACTTCGGGATTACACGACGCTCGTTTCTTTTGGCGGTGAGGATAGCCAAGGTAATTACCCGGAAGACAAGAAGGCTGCATATCATGATAGAATGAGAGATAATAAGTTTGGTCAATATTCGTCATCTCGTCCTATGATTGGTTTGGATGTAGTTACAGAGGATCAACATAAAGCTCTTAATGACGCTGGTATCACTCATTTCAGTCAACTATTTTCTGACAAGAATAAAGATATTGTTAATAAGATCCTTGGGGAGGATATGCTTAAGATGCAGGCGTTAAGATCCATGAAAGGCATGGAAGGTCTTGACTTCATACTCGATCCCCACAAGGTGGCTCCCGGTCCTATGAATATAGGTGACGTGGAGGATCCCGATGTTAAGCTGGATATGCCTGAGCTTATCGATGCTAGTACCCTTCCTAAGACGAATACCAATACAAATACAGGTAAGTCGGATAACAATAGGGGAGGAAGAAATATAGTAGGTGGTGGTCTTGATTTTCCTGAGGTGTTCAGGATGACTCCGGGATCCGTGACAACGGAAGGTCTGGAAAGGCATTACGCTCCTACCGTGGATCCGGTATTGAGATCAGCGGATCAGTATATGGTTGAAGCCAATCGTGCTTTCCAATCACAATTGGATCAGATGGGTAATGTCCCGGATTCTCAAAGAGGAGCTTTATCATCTAACCTACAGGCTATCATGAGTTCTAATATAGGTAGGTATATTAACGAGGTAGAGCAGGGCAATGTCGCTCAAAGAACTTGGGCTGATAATGTCAATTCTCAATCATGGGCGAATACTTATGACAAGAACATAGCGCAACGTCAAGCTTATCAGCAACGGATATTGCAGGGATTGGCTATTAATGACGAGAATTGGGCTAGATATTTTGATAGCGTGAATGACGAGATCCAGCAGAAGTGGAACACGGCTACGACCATGAATACATTAAGATCTATATTTGGGGATGTTAAGATTGGTCCCAATGGCCAGTTGATCGCAGACCCTCAAGGAGATATATTAAGTTACAGGAGATTATATCCTGCTCAGGAAGTAACTAAAGGCAAGAAAGGATAAAAGATGGCGTCACAATACAGTATATTAAGGAATTACGGTAAGTACGTATCGCCCTACAACATGGATGTCATGATGCAGGGTATGGGATACATGCAGCAGAAGATAGATACGAATCGGCAAGCTATTAACGAGTACGCTGATTATATTATCAATTCTGATATTATAAAGCCTCAGGATCGGGAGTATCTTCAAAATAAGTTGAATGGGTTGATACAGGACGTGAATAACGTGTATCGTAAATCCAATCTAGCTTCTGATGGTATAGCCAGAAGCATACAATCCCGTCTTGGTGAGGCTTTGGATACTCGTGTGCTGAACGCCATTGCCGGCACTAGGGAGATCCGTAATTTCAGCGAGAAGATGGAGGATATGAAGCTTAATAACCCTAAGATGTATAGCCCTATCAATGAGGCTGAGGCTTTCGCTGACGCTGTTGCGTGGATGAATGACGGTCAGGTAGGTACACGTCTTAATCCTATACATTATACTCCTTATACGGATTATCACGCTGAGATTGATGAGAAGATGAAGAACTTCATCTCCCTTAACAAGGGGAAGAAAGTCAATGTGCCGGTAGTTGACGCCAATGGTAACAGGACGGGGGAGATGCGTGAGATGTACATAGATGAAATGAGCTACGCTCAGGCCAGGGATATAGCTATGGCTTCCATATCTGAGAACGGTAAGGCCCAGATGCAGTTAGAGGGAAGATATATGGCTAGGACAAACCCTGATTTATTTAACGTCCAAAGCACCTCTGATTTTCTTAAAGGATATATTGATGATTTTAGCACCAAGGAAGAATCTATACGTGCCAAACTAAAAGGGGTAGGTAATGATAAGATAAAGAAAGCTAAATTGGAGTCGGAACTGGCAGATATCACCAAGCAGAAAAATGATTTCGTGGAGGAGGCTGAGGGCGTTATCGGCGACAACTACAGTCCAGAGCGGGCCGGCATGTTTATGGTGCGGCAGCAGTTCCTTCGTGGTGTCGGATTGAGATGGTCTTATAATAACTCATATGAGACGTTGGGCGTTGATGATTATTATTTCAAGGCTAATCAACAGATGATGGAGAGGGCTAAGTTCAATGAGACAAAGAGACATAATCTGGCTATGGAGAAAGCTGCGTTGATGAGAGCTGGCAAATCGGGTAAATCAGAGAATGGTGGTGGAGACGATGATATGACAGGACCTACCGTGGTTACTAAGAGCGCTAACCTTGAGGACGTAAATATAAGCGATGAGTTCATGAACGGGTTCATAGCTAACGAGAGGGCGGTGACTACTGGCATGGATAATTTCGTTAAATCACTATCAGATGACGCTAGAAAGAAGATCGACGCATGGGCGTCTGATCCTGAGAATAGTAACGTGGTCAAGGATATGGATAAAGACCAGATCATCATGACATATTTCAAGGCTAATGGTGGATCTACGAATACGCTTCTTGATTATAATGGCAAGGATAGTTATATAAAGCTTCTTGGGCTAAATACTCAAAGAGATAAGTATAATAAGATCAATGATGGATTCAATAAGGCGAGCAATGCTGTTTTGGATGGTATTGATACTATAATTCAGAGAGAAGCTAGATCGGATAGTGGATCAGGTATAGATATTAGTTATGGATTCGGCACATTCAATCTTGGAGATATTAATAACAATGGCGATAAGGTTTTTGATATAAATGGTATAAACGATATAACGTTAAACGATTGGGCTAAACTGTCAGCTTATAGTTCTTTATTGAATGATAATATAAATGTTGTTAATAGTCCCGTTGAAGGGGAAGCGCCATCTATATCGGTAGATTCAGGTCAATCTAGTGTCCTACTGAATAAGATAAATAATCTTATGGGAACATCCTTCTCGCTTGATGATATTGAATCTATAATGTCTCTTGTTGTGTCTGGTGCTAATAGGAATATACACGTCAAGGCGATAGAGGATAGATTTGCTGGAGATAATAGAGCGATTGGTGTCGCTACCGCTTTATATAATGGAGCGTATAGGGAAAGAAACGATTTGTTAAGACATAAATGGAGTCGTGGTGATCTAGGTAGGATCGCTGATGACGCTAAACGTGCCGGTGAGGATTATCTAAGACAATATCGTCATGAGTACGCTGAGCGTGAGTATATCTTCTCTGGTGATTATCCGTCTAAAAGCAAAGCTGAGTATGATTATATAAAGATTAGTGATCTATTCACTCGTGGTGGTGGTTTTATCCCCAAGGATGAGGATAATGCCAATAAGAAGATAACGTTTACTATATCTCCTATAGGTGATGGCAATTATCAGATCATTGGTAATAATGGAGGTGATGGAAGATCTGTTGTTGAGGTAAGTGAGGCAGATCTAGCCGCCAATGACCTTACTTTTTATAAGGAGGATGTAAGTATCCCATCCGAGACCTACGACTCTGGTGTTGTATCTATATCGTTTGCCAATTCAAGCGATAACGCTTATGGGAAGATGGCCAAGGCATTGCAGGTAGCTCCTGTGGCTTATGCCAGCGGAGCTAAGGATATGACAATGCCTTATATAGATATGTTCACGAATATAAATGACGGTAATATCAGGAAGAATCAGATGATGATCGCTACCGATGTGTTATTTGATAACGCTTCTATGTATGAGTTAAGGGCTTCCGGATATAAGTATAATAATGGTTCCTCTGGGATAAATGTTGATATATACAGCAAGGGAGGAGCAAGGGATGGCGGTACTCCATTATACTCAATTGATCTGGATGGCGTTAATTATGCTGATGAGGTAGCTAGAAAAATTGATTTCAGCCCTCAATATTATTTGGTCATGGCATGGCAACAGATACTTAGCAAGGAGAATGAGGTATATTGGAGAAGTGAAGGTAGATCTACTACTGATGATTTTGAAAGCTTCATCTCGCCTATAGCTAGTATGATCGATCAGGAGATAAGAAACAGGAATAACGGAAATAGTGGAAATAATGGAAATAGTGGAAACCAATAATAACGCTCCCAGTGGAAGGGATCTTGCCAACAAATACGGGTATCCTACTATGAGCGTGGATAATATAAAGGCTGTTGGATCGGATCCCTATAATATACCGGATCGTGACTTACCTCCGGTATTGGATCCGTATTCTGCTTCCGAGAGATCAAAGTCCCAGATACCGTCATTATCAGAGAGGATCAAGAATACGGTAAAGACTAATTATTATGATAACATGAAGCATATGTCCCCTTTGGGGTATATGGCGTCTGATCAGAGCTATAAGGGTAGGTTTAATCTTACTGGACCGGAGATATCGTTAGAGGATTCAAGGTATCGATTAAGTAGTGGAACGTGGATACCCAAATACGAGTCTTATATACCCGGTGTAGATAATGATACACGTCTATCAAAAACCCAGAGTAGGACTGAGAAGTGGATGAGAGGATTGGGTAAGCTTGCCGGAAAAACCGCCTTGTACGGATTAGGAGGCGTTATCCAGCCTTTTTATGGTATTTATGCCGGAGTATCCAAAGGTAATTTCAATGCTGTTTTTGATAATGATTTCACTAGATGGTTAGATGATCAGGATAAGAAGATGGATTATGGTCTAGCTCATTATTATAATCGAGAGGAGCGGGACATGAACTTTCTTCAAAGTATGACTACGGCTAACTTCTGGTCTAATGACTTTCTGTCGGGTCTGGCTTTTACCGCTGGCGCCATGTTATCATCCGCCGTATATTCCGGGGCCGGCCTGATGAACCTTGCTCGTACCGGAGCTAGGGCTGGGGTGGCTTTAGCTAGGATAGGCAAGGCCGCTTCGGACACCAAGAAAGCATTCGGAGCTTACCTTAGGGCCGCCCGTATAGGGCAGAGGGTAGGCAAGGGGCTGGATACCGCCCTATTTCTTGGTACGTCTACCTCATGGGAAGCTTCAGTGGAAGCCAGAAGTATGTTGATGGAGGCCGAGGAGAACTTCAGGCAATCTTATCGTAACGCTTATGGGAGGGAAGTCCCGTATGAGGAGCTTATGAGGTTCAGGGCTGACAATGCCAATGCCGCTAACGCCGTATTCGCCGCAAACGTCGGCATATTGTCATTATCCAACATAGCTATGTTTGGTGATATGTTTGGTATGGAGCTGGGTGTAGACAAGTTTATAAAACGCAATATATTTGGCGTAGGAGCCGAGAGAATGGACAACGGTGCACTAAGGGCTATAACACCAAAGAAATGGCAAAAAATAGCTGGTAATACGTTTAATATCATCAAGCGACCGGTATCTGAGGGTTTGTTCGAGGAAGGTCTTCAAGGTGTGTCCAGCAAGTCCGCGGAGGATTGGGTGGAATCAAGATACAATCCTATGGCCATCCGTCAGAATATAGGTTATATGGAAGCTATAAAGAACGGATTCAAGGAGACTTATGGATCTAATGAGGGCTGGAAGGAGATCGGCATCGGTATGATTATTGGATCGTTTATGGGAGTAAAAACTATTGGTGGTATAAAGGAATGGAGCCAAGACATGTCCCGTAACAAGGGGATGGTGGAGGCCTACAACACTAATGCCGGCGCCTTGACCTCGGCGGCCGTCCAAGCTATTCGTGGCAGCATGGCTCTTAACGCTCAATTATCCGGCATAGACACATCGTACGAGAGTGATGGTAGGATTATAAACAAGGATTTTAGTGACGCCGTATTCAATCGTCTTCGTTATGATTCGGAGATGGGGATGCTGGATGATACGAAGGAGAATTTCAGGACGGTAGTCGAATCTATACCTAATAGCGATATAGCGTCCGATATGAATATGACGGATGAGCAGGTCAATGAGTATAAAGCCGATCTTGTCAACGAGTTTAATAAGAAGGTGGATAATTTCATTATGGCCAACAGATTCGCCGACTCCCTTACCGATGGTATATCCAATAGGTCGTTTAACGCCTATATCTCCAATATGGCTTATAATGGCCTTGAGGCGAAGGATAATTTGAACGATATTGCCAATCAGTTAAGAAGGATATACAATACGGATATAGGCCCCGCTCTTGATATATATTCTCGTCTTAATCCTGATTCGAGCAGGGATCTTGAAGAACTCAGGAAGCTTACGGATGATATACAGAGGATGGAGAAGAATATCTTGAGGCTTCAACAAAGTGTCGCGTCGAAGGACGCTCTTGAATCTGATAAGGCTAAGTTGGTCAAGGAGAATGATAGGCTTCTTAAATTAACAGAGGATAGGATCGCATTGGAGAGGAAATTAACTACGTTAATTAACTCAGAGGCTGATATATCTAAGTTGTTCTTAAATAGAAATGATTCAAGGATCAGTGCCGCTGATCTTATGGCGGCTTATGATACTATAGCTGATTTTGAGAACGTCGTATCTATCCGTGGGGTTGATAATTATAAGGAGGCTATGGCATTGCTTAGTGAGTATCGTCATAATCTTGTGGCTTATAAGAATATAAACGAGTCTCTTCGTCGTATGCGTGACAGAAGATTCATCCGGGCGCAGGAGCGCGGGTTCATGAAGATATTATCGAACGTATGGGGTAAGACTTATGAGGAGGATGATAGCAAGTATGATTTCAGGAATACTGATAATCCTGATGCCAATGATCTTTACGCCAACGACCAAGCTATAGACAAGGCTTACCAAGATGGTCTTATAGGGGAGGATGAGGCATTTATGTTCAAGACATATAATCATATGATAGCCAGATCTATGGAGAACGAGATTAAGACCGATGAAGGTAATATAGTCGAGAGGGTTCCTGATGATGAGGATATCATAAATCCTTCTGACGATAGAATCAATAATATAGCTATAAAGATATGGAACGGTAATGAGGATGTCTTATCTCCTAGGGAGAGACAGATATATGATAATAACAAGCCTCGTGTCGATAGTCTAGTTAACGGGTTTGGGGATAATCCTATTTCAAGGATCAATAAGGCTAGATCGATAATAGATAGATTGAAGATCCATGATAATATTTATGATAATATCAAGGACGCTGTTGATGATATTGTAGATATGAATATCAATGGTCTTGATCAGGATCAGATCAAAGAAGCTATAAAGACTTATAATGATCTTATGAATGAGGCTGACAATGGCAATGAGATTGATCAGGATAAGCTTAATGAGGCTATTGATATTATCAATAACTATTCTGATGATCCTCTTCTTCAATTCGTGGAATGGATGAGGTTGTATGATAATGGAAGTATAGCTGTCAAGGATTACGATAAATCCATACCTATGGGTGATGTCCTCACAGAGAGCGAACCCGGGACATCCACCGGCAGGACGGAAGTTAACGCCGCCCAGAACCCGGTGGTGTTGATGGCCCAGAAGAGAGAGATCGGTGGGGTCATGTATTATGAGGTTGGCGGAATGAGACTTGACAGGTTTATGGACAGTCTTGGGCTTAAAAGATCTGATGCCACTGATACTGATAATGGAAGGGTGATGGATTTCACCAACGGAACCGACATATTTACTGTTATAGAGTCAGATAACCACTCAAGATGGATGATTAGCGAGGATGACGCTCAGGCTTTCGAGAACGCTACCGGTGTCATATTGGGGCGGCAAACCGCCTTGTCGACCTCCATCTGGTTCATGGTGTATCGCAAGGGGCAGGATGGATCTATTGTCCCTTATTATACGGGTGATACGTTTGGATCTAACAACGAGTCGGTGAATCAGGAAGCCGTAGCTAATCTCCGTAAGGATAATATCGTAAGGTTTAAGATGGATATGTCAGATCCATATACCAAGGAATTGTATGATAAATACAATAGCCTTAACGCCGTTGACCCTAATTCTGATGAGACTAAGTCGGCTTACCGAGAGCTGGTTGATAATATGGTTATTAAGATCGTGGATAGCGACGGCAATTTCGTCTCGGTACTGAAAGCCAATGACCCGGATTCAAAAGGAAGTAACGCTGATTTAAGGAGTATGGCCTTTGAGTTGTATAGGGATAATGTAGGATCTGTCGCTGGCGAGATTGATATACCGTTCGTAGGCACAGTCACCAGTGTTTTGCCGGGAAGACCTAATTTTAGCGTAAGTGATGATAATGGGACGTTGATGGTATCCGAGAATGACTTTACCAGCGAGACGGTCGACAAGGTAGAGAGCGTAGGATATATAGAGAACGGGGTGGTTACGATGAGGGATGATATTAAGTATAATATATTCCCGTTCTGTACGGCTATCGTCAGGGACAAGTATGGTGATTATAAAAATTCACGTATCCCGGTCGTAGCTATAAAGACAGGAAATGGAAGAAATTACCTGTACCCCGTAAGATTGAAAAATCAGGATATATCGTCATTCTCATCCATGATCGGATCGATGGCTGATAGGATTACGGAGGGTCTAGGCGGAGGCGTAAGTATTGATGATATAATGGATCTTAATAACGCTATAGCCAGATCTGGGTTGGATAATAAGACATATATGATTCCGCTGGCGGGAGATGTGGATGTTATCAAGGGCCGGCTTGAAGCTATCAAGGAAGCGGCTAGCAGGATGCCTATGACCGCTGACGTAAGAGGATGGATAGGTGATTCCAGAACTAAGGAGGATATTTTGATGAATGATGTTACGATCAACATTGATCTTAACAACGATCCTTTCATAGCTCCTAAGTTTAGGATGAGTATCAAGGAGAACAAGGTATCCAAGGAGGAGACGGAAGTCTCGTTCCCTAACCTGCCGGATCTGCCATCGGAGTTCGCCTCGCCTGCGAAGGCTGCCGAGGATAGGTCTTTGGTTTCCGACGGTAACGTAGTATCCGGAGAAAATGAGGCGGAAAATCCTTGCTAAATAAAATATCTTGACTTATCTTTGCGGCGTCAGCCCATCACCTGACGAGTAAGATATTTAAAAGCTGGTCCCTGTCGGGTGTGTGATGGCCCCGGTGGGGACTCTTTATATTATGCAATTAGATGCCTTTTTACATCGGAAGATCATGCAAGACCTACGCATCCAGCGAGTAAAGGTCTTGATGATGTTATACACCAGTAACTATTTTGTCAAGGTCAGACAAAAGCAGTTGCTTGATCATACATACGCCTTAAGCAGGGATCAGGCTTTTGATTATATGACTGAGTTCAATAAAAGACTTAGTGATAAGGTTGGTATAAAATGTACGATGGATATCCTTCTACCTACCGATGATGATAATGCTAACATCATAATTGAGCACAATGGTATTATCAAGAAGTTAATGAAGGAAGCCGAGAAGCTGGAACTTGATACTGATGCTATCAAAGCCATGATGTGTGATCTTCTTGATGAGTTGAAGGATGATATTGATCTTAATATCCTGATATTTGACGTAACCCAGTTACTTATAAAATATAATCTATTTAGGTTGGATGCCATAACCGAGCAGGAGTTCAAGAACTCTTTTGTCAGGATGGATAGTAGGAATATGGAGATAAAGAAACTAACTTTATCTGATATCAAGAAGGTGGTGGAGATGATAGAGGATAGGTATAGCTACGCTTTATATATGACAGAGGAATATGGCTGATTACATTTTTTGTAAAAATATCTCCTGTTTGTTTGTAGTTTCAAAATAAGGTCTTATATTTGCGGTGTCCATCCGTTATTGGGCCATAAGAAGATATTAACTCGCCTAGGCGTAGGCGATAGATGAGGGCTATTGGTGGAATAACGGACGCCAATGGTCCTTGTTGTTTTATATTATGGATAAAGAACATATTTTGAAGTTATATGACGATTTGAATTATTTTTGTCAAAAGAGAAAGTTGAAATATACTGATCCTCCATTATATTCAGAAGAACTATATGTTGTTGTAAGGAATTTTGTAGACGATCTTAAATATGTTGATAATAATGACGTTTTAATTATCAAGGATTGCACTATAACTTCAAGTGATAGCGATTATGGTAATTTTATTCATTATGCATTGATAATGCTGTTTGGTCATAGTGATTTTGATTTCGATTATACCTTGATGTTGTACAATCGTTTTATATCGGCAGCTATAGAATATGAGGATGAATTATATAAATATGGCTATGGAGAATATATTCTTGATAAGATGTGCATAGATCATATGTTTAATGGCGTTGTTTATAATATAACTATATTGAATACGGATAGTAACATTGATAGCATTAAATTCACTATTTCCAATAAATTGAAAGCTAATAGAAAATTGGCCGAGTTTGTGAGTAGAATGATGCCTAGATGTATGAGTTTTGATATTTATGATTTATACGATTTTACAATGTGTGCTATTTCTTCATTAAGGGAAATATCACGTAGTGATAATAAAAAGATGCAATTTACTTATATTGGATTAGATGCAAACAATGGTCTTGTAAAGATTGGTAAATCTAAGGATATATGTGCAAGAGAGAAAGCGTTGAGGGTTGCTAATGTGTATTTTCACATGATAGCATATGTAGATAAGGATATAGAGTCTATTCTTCATTCTAAATATAGTGTATATAATATTGATAGAGAATGGTTCCATTTAAGGAAAGATCAAGTCGAAGACATTATTAAAAAACATGATTTTAATATTGTAGAAAATAATAAAAGATATTTTGATCGTATAGGAGATTTTCGCTAAACGATAAATTCCATTTTTTTGTAATTTAGGATTGAGCTTTTGCCTGTCCGTGAGGATCGGCAAAATGATTTGTACTTTTCAGTAGAAACATAAGGTTTGTTATTATGTTGTTATTTTGGTATCCCGTCCGCTCGTGAGAGTAGATGGGATTTTATATCTTTGTAACAAAACGATTTAGTAATGGGACGATCTTGTTATGTTATAAAAAATAAGGAGGGTGGGGTAGATAATGTCCTTGCCCCGAACGACCAACCATCCGGATTATACCAAAGGGCGATGGAGGTGCTTGGCGACCAGAAGCAGGCCTTATCGGTCTGGGGTACGGCCTACTCCCCCGACTTCGTGTCCTTCTTTGGCGACTGGATGTCCATGCCATCAGAATATGATCTGGATAGTAATGGGGAACCTAGGTATGATGATGTCATGTCCTTTATCAAGCGGAAGAACTATTTCGCCGGCAATTTCATGGCCGATGAGGTTAAGGATATTAATAATACTCTTACTTCCTTGGGTGTTGATAATATCAATGATCTTAATGATATGATCGTATCTAACTTCCTTTCCGGCGGTGATATATTCCTCAATAGGTACAATCTTGAGCGATCTGGGATGTATGACGCTGATGAGATTGATAATATCATGACTAACCGATCGGAGTATGAGCGGGTAAGGGATATGATGAGGAGGATTGTCGATTTTATGTCTGAGGGGAATCTTAATGAGAAGGATATGTATTTCCTGTCCTCCGAGTCAGGCCTTGGTGATGATTATATGATATATGAGGATACATATGACTCGTTAGGGAAGAGAAGGGGCTTGAATCCAATAGAGGTAAGGGATACGATCATGAAGGCGGTAGGCGGTATCAGTGACCGCCGGGAGTTCGATCAGGCTTTCGCCTCCATCCCATACCCTTCCTTGGCACTCCGGTATCAGGAGGATCAGGATTACGCAGATCGGATGTATGACACGTATCGTAATATGACCCGTATGGAGGTTCGGAGTCAGGACGGAAATACGATTACCGACTCGTACTTCAATAGTACCACACCGTATATCAGTATGCCTAAGGATATGAAGGGTCTAAGGGATAAGGTTGGGGAGATAATCGATATGGATGATTTTAAGGACATCAAGGACGTTGCCGGACGTCTGCATGACATAGCCATGGATCTTGCCGACATGGGCGTGGATATAAGCGAGGCGATCAGCGATGAGATGATTATATCCAGACCGGAGGATATCCGTGATCTTATGGCGTCGCTGGACGTCATGTTGTCTTCCATACAGGCCGGCAATTCGGTATACGATAGCTTTATCTCCGATCTTGATAGGATAACAGGGAAAGGGAATCCGATATACGAGGTTCAGGATACTTATTCTACTGGGGATAGGATGGTGTATGTAAGGTCCGGGAATACATCCCCTTCCGATATGTATGATAGGAGCATGTTGTATATGGGTAGGAATACGTACCATAACACGGCTCCGATAACCGACACCGATCAGGCCTATGAGATGTTGGCCGATATCGGGATAGAGCGGCCCTCGTACTTGCCGGCTGGCGTGGTTCCCGCCGGGGCTTCCCGTTCCGATATTGGCGTGGTCAAGGATAATATAAAAAAGCTGGTTATGTCCAACATCTCATCCTCGAATACCGAGAACATGATCCTTACCAGATTAATATATCAGCATCCCGTAACCCCTAAGATGGATGATGTCGATATTGATCGGGAGTTCAGGAGATACGAGGCTAGGCAGGGAAAGGATCGGGATTTTATCAAATCCTGTACATCGTTGAGGAAGATCCAGATCAAGGAAAGGTTAAAAAAATCGGATTTATATAATAATGTCTTACGTTTCCTTGATTTTAATGGATTTTATAATGTATCTTTGAACCACCATGACAGAGGTACGTTAAAAAGCATGGAGATGTCGTTGCCGGAAGGTCAGGTAAGGGATCTTCTGTTTGACGTGGCTATCGAGTCCGGTGACAGTAGCATGAGAAACCTTTTCTATCTGGATGGTCAGGATAGGATGATGGATGTCGGGTTTTACAGGTATCTGTACCAAAGGAATCCGGGCCTGCTCCGGGAGGTCAACGGCGGCGTCGAGGTGAGACCGGACGGTTCGTTCTTGGCTCGTGAGAGGTATGATGATTTCGTGTCATTCCAATCCGGCTTATATGAGAAGGTAGGTGAGACGGTTGATGGTGCGATATACAGGTTCGTTGATAATCTTATATACTCCGATCCATCATCATATCAAGAAAATATGGTACGAAGGATGGGTGATGTTACGGCAAGGAGTGACGATAACCGCCTGTCAAGGATAGAGGATAATCCCTCATCCAGCAAGATAGTTAATGAATACACTGCTAATACAAATAAGTT